AAACAGTTAAATCACCACCTGAGTATAAAAGGTTGGCTGAGTCTTGTAATACACCTGATGTTCCAGCATAAGTTACTCGACCACTTGTTAATGCAGAATTAGTAATGCCTGTAGCTAATAAAGTGCCGTAGAATCGTGCATTTGCGTTATCCCACCAAGCTCTTACGTTACCAGCGCCATCACTTAGTACAAGGTTATAGTTAGTTCCGCGGATATCTAATGTGGCATTGTTACCCGAATACGAACCTAAAATGACGTTGTTAGTACCCGAAGTCATTGCTATGCCTGATTGGTAGCCAATAGCCGTGTTGGTACCGCCCGAAGCTACTTTTAATGCTTCATGGCCAATAGCTGTATTGTTACTAATAGCCGTGGCAGTTGATAAAACTGAAAACCCTATACCAACATTATTACTACCTGAAAGATTAGTCCCTAAAGCCAAATAACCACTAGCCACGTTGTAATTGCCTGAAGTGTTATCTCGCAATGAAGCAAAACCAGTTGCCGTATTTCCCGCGCCAGCAAGGTTTGAAGCTAATGCGCTTCCACCAAAAGCCGCATTACCGTCGCCCGTACTTGTTGCCGCTAAAGCGCTAGCACCCACGGCTGTGTTTAGACTAACACTACCGCCTCCACGACCAACGGTAACACCATTAATAGTGGCATCATTAGTAGACGTAAGTGACAAAGCACTTACCGCTCGACCTGCGGTCAAATTAGCAACTGATACCTGTCTAGTCGTTGCGCTTTGAACAATAGGTAGGATTTCGGTACCCGCAAGTGGGGTTGTTGAGGCGGGTAATGCTGAAATTTTAAGGTCTGCCATTTTTTTTCTATTCCAACAAAATAAGCCCGTTATTCTCTTGTACAAGATTGTCGCTGGCTTCGGTTAAAAGGTTTCCTACAGATGATCCACTATCTCGCGTGCCTGAAAATAATGATATAACACTACCTAAGCCGATAGCTACTCCATTACGAAGGGCAACTCCCCAACTCATCGAATATTAATTGGTTTGCAGTACACATCACCGCTATCAGTAACACGAATAGCACTTACGCGCCACGGGGCGCCTGTGCCTGGCGGTACTGTAAAAGGAATTGGTGTGTACGCTGGTATTGGTGTACTAGCTGTAGTAGCTGTAACGCCTTCACCGACTAAAATGTAGGCTGGTGTAGTTGACCATACAACCACACCTTGTGGGCCTGCGCCCCATGTAGCTGTAGAACCTGCGGTACCTGTATATGCCGCAGTACGCCCAGGGTAATTGTCATCGGCTAACGGTCTAAGTAACTCCATTATTATTCCTTATGCTAAAAAGCGTAGCTTATACAGCGTTGATAAATATAACTCGATAATACCATCAATTAAATTCTGCAACGGTGCATCGTCTTTATCGCATACATCGTAACGCACAGATTCAATTTCGGCAAGTTGATTTTCTAAAAATTCAACCACATTTGATGTTTTTTTGGCGGACATGAGGCTAATTGGCCCTACTAAACCGTGTCGCCCTTGGTACGCTTCTGCAAAACTATCGGCTAAATCAATGATATTTTCATAAAATTTCTGTAATGCCTTGTGTTTTGAGTAACTTCTAGTGTTTAAATGCACACTATGCGTCACATCACGGGCTAAAAAGAATAAACCTATAAAATCCGCGGCTTTCATTGTTGCATCCCTTCAGGTGGTAATCCCATTGGTTGTTGTGGAGGTGCCATACCCATTTGTTCAGGTGGCATTTGCCCTTGCATCATTTCGGGGGGCATTTGTTCAGGCATCGGCGCGTTCATTTCAGGCATTTCTCGCCCAGGCATCTCGTTAACCAAATCACCGCTAGTAATCATGCCACTAATCGTACCCATCACAATATCTTGGATCTGTTCAGGTGTCATGGACGCTTGAACGGCAGTAAGTCTCTTAGTTTCTGCATCAAACGCTTTAATAGTGGCTTCAAATTCTTTACGTTGGAGATCTTGAGCTTCCATTGATTTATTAACATTTTGTAGCATCCCTTGTAATTGGTCGAGTTCTTGGCCCATTGCTTGAATCTGTTGTTCAGCAGCCTGTAACTCAGGGGGTTTATCGTCGTCTTGCATTAATTTTGGATCAATTGTCTTAGCAAAGCGTTTTGCCATTTCTTGTGCGCCAGGCCAATCCATATTCTTAACAAACAGATCGCCAGCTACCGACCAAAGTTGCGGATTGCCTTGCAACAGTTGGCTCATTGCGTCTAATGACTCTTGGCGCTTAGTCATGTAGCTTGGGCCAGTAGTAACCACTACATCGTATGTACCAACGCTAGGGTTATAGACTTTTTCGATTACCATGCCCTGCTCATCAATGATTTTTTTGACGGCTTCAGGTTGCATTGGGTTAATCTTCACCATATCGACTTCACCATCTAAACCTACAATCCTTGCAATGCGCTCGGTATCATAGATTTTAGGGATCATATCGACTAGTTGTCGAGTCACATGGCGAATAGCACGGGATAGATTATCAACGTAGTGATAAGTACCTGTGTCGCCTTGTTTCTCTCTTGCCAGGATAGCCCGACCTGAGCGTTCGTTGCTTGTGGCACCTAAGCTCGAATCGTATTGGCCTGTGGTAGATTTAATGTCATCGGATGCGCCAGCTTTTGCTTGCAGTAGCCCACTCGATGCCATTGGTGGTTGAGCGCGTTGCGGTAAGGGTAATACACCGCCTGCGCCGTCCGTTACATCTGGATTAACTTCTAAATAAGGCCAGTTGGTCGTATTAGCCGTTTTCCAGTTCTGTTCGTAGCCTTCAAACTGACCGCCGTAGCCAATAAACGGTGCTTTTGGTGCTAATGCTAGCATTTCCGCTTCTTGGCTAACCCAATAGTTATACATTCTTTGGGCATCTTTAGCGTTTCGCACTAAGCCTGACACATACAGACGACCATCGACTTCAAATTCGTTACCAACTACCCGAACGACAGGGATCCACTTGCCTGCCCATTCTCTTTCTTCTAACACTTCAAAGCCGTTGGTTTTCATCCACATGACTTTTTTAACATCGACCATTCGACTCTTGATTGGTTTTAAGCCCATCATCTTCATCTGCTTATCTTCAGGTGAGCCATCAAAATGACTCATATTACCTGGGTACAGATTCAGTTTAGTCGGTGTATGTCTATAATAAAAATATTCAGCAATACGGATTGTATTTTCGTTTATCCATTGGCTAAGTGACGAATCACCTACGCCTTGCGCTAGCATGGATGACATGGGCGCAGCGTCTGGGAACTCCCTTTCGTACTCGTCTTTTTGTATATCTTCTGTAATAAAACAATATTCAGCGTCAGACCCGCATGGGTCTTGAATTAACGGATCCATGTAAACGCTAAAAGCGTTGCGGATTCGGCCAATACGGATGTCTTGATCAAAGGTTGCATCGTTACAATACTCGGTCAAAATACGGATATAACCTTCACCGTAGGTAACTTGATTGTCGCAAGCTGTATCGTATGCTACATCCGCATCAGAGATGTATTCAATATGACGCACCATGCCATCAAAGATTTCAGCAACTTCGACGTCGCCTTTATCGTCAGCAGGGATTACCTTCCCAGAGGGTCGATTTTGACGTTGTTCGTTAGTAACTTGCCTGACGTGTTGAGGCAGTTTGTTAATAGTGAGGCAAGGTCTAGCGTTGATGGTCTGTCCTTGAACAGATCCTCTAGTTGCCAATACGTCAGCAGGCCATTGCCATTGATTATCTGGAGAACCAGCCATAAATCGAAGGTCATCTAATTCATCTTCGCGGGATTCGCTATACGCTGACAACGCTGCTGTAAAGCGTGAGCGCATCGTAGATAACTTATCCTTTGGATCTTCATTGGTTGTTGGGTTGCTACCGACGTCGGCTACTTTACCGACAAGGTTCATGTTTGTTTGGTCGTATGCCATTATTTTTTCATCTTGCCTGCTGGTTTAGCTGCGCTGCGCTTGGTAGCATACGCTATTGCCACGGCTTGTTTGACGGGTTTGCCTGCTTTTATCTCGGCTTTAACATTTTCTCGAAATGCTTTAGGACTAGCTGATTTTTTTAACGGCATGGTCATTTGCCTTTCTTAGCAGTTTTAGCTGAATCTTTAAAATCTTTGGCAGTTGGCGCACCTTTACTGCCCACTTTACGCATTTTTTCTTTAGATCCTGCTTCTATTCTTGCACGTTTAGCAAGAATATTAGCATAAAGTCCAGGTTTAGTTGCCATTAACAGTTCCAATTCTTTAAAGATGCTTTAGCGCGAGGAGCGTCGCCTTTAGCGTGTTTAACAACTCCTGACATTCTCGCACAAAACGATGCTTTTCTACCAGCATCTGCTTTTGTTTTCGGATTCGGTGCAGGTGCTTTCAAATTACTGTTGTTTTTTGCATTGTACTCGGCTCGCCCTTTGGCGGTCATCCCCGCACCCTTATCAGTTGGGTTATAGTTCTTGCCTTTACCCGTGGTTGTGCGAGCTATTGGTTTGTCGTGTTTAGTAGCCATCTAACTTCCCATCCAAGAATTAGAGACCGCACCTTGATTCTGGTACGTATTCTTTCGGATTATACCCTTATATTCCCGATGTGCAACAGGAAACGCAAAAGTCAATGCAATAGCGTCAGCTGCGTCAGGTGACGCTAGTCCTCTTGATCTCATGTCTTTCTTTGATTCCAAGAATATGCTCCCCTTGCTATCAGGCTTCATCATGGGCGAGATCAGATCACTTTTCAAGTACCGATCCGTAGGCACGCTGGCTGACTTGAGCCATTCTCGCATATCGCCCCACATCTCCGCCCGTTTGTTACCATACATCATACTGTTCTTTGCTTTGTTCCCGAAGTTAACACCTTTGATCTTATAGCGTTGTTCTTTCAGTCTGTCCACTACACCAGCTCCAAGTCCACCTTCGTCGATGTTGACTAGCGCTGGCTGATATTCCTCGATAGCCTCGATCACCCGCCCAACTGTTTCCATCGTATCGTCACCTTTGTGCCGCTTGATAGCTATCACATCCCGCCCTTGCCTAACAGCGATGACGGTTGAGTCCGAACCAAACCGTGCAGGGTCAACCCCAATGATGATGGGCGCAGTATTATCCTTGTACTTTTCCCGTTGCATAGCTTCTTCGACTGTGTTGACGCTAATGAACTGATCATCGGACGCGTTCGGGAACATACCGTACACTTCGACGTGGGCTTGCACCGAGTCCGAGCCGTACTCAGCGATGATCTGCTCATAGACGTTCTTGTCTGTACCTTCGACTTGGCGTGAGTCGATGTTGCGATTTTTCCAAAACTCCCGCTTGGAGTGGAACGCTTCATAGAAATACCCTGAGTTGCGCCGTGGGTTGCTAAACGCCATCCAAAACCTGTTGGGCGTATTCTCTGTGAAGAACCCGCTTGTCACCGCCCAGATAGAATCATCAATACCCGACGCTTCATCGAATATAACCATTACCCCGTCGTAGTTGTGAACCCCCGCGTAAGCATCAGGATTCTCCGCCGACCAGAGCCGTCCTTCAACACCCCAATACCGTGTGCCTTTTTTCAAATCCCGTTCAACTAGCTCAGTCAACCATTTGGCTGGCATCACTCTGGTTGCGCTCACTTCAAACCAATGACTGTTGATGGACATACTGAGCCACTTAGTAATTTCCGCCCAGGTGACTGAGCGCAGCTGCGATTCCGAGTTAGCCGACACGATGACGGTTGCGCCTATCCGTGTCGTTAACATCCAATGTTCTAGCCATGAGACTAGCGCTGACTTACCAATTCCACGCCCAGACGCTACTGCTTCTCTTAATACATCAAAGTCCAGCTTGCCTTGGTTCTGTTTAATATGTTCGGCGATGTCCAGTAATATCTCACGTTGCCACTTGCGTGGCCCTGTGAAATTCTCTAGCGGCGTACCCTTTTGCGACCAAGGATAACAATACATCACAAACGCTAGCGGATTGTCCTTAATCGCAGGACTCCACAAACGTGACATTAACTCTTGTTCATCGCTTGCGGAATAGATAGTGGATTGCATTTAGCTGTTAAGTACCGTTTAGGCGACTTTTTGTTTGCGTTCAGGTTTCACGTGGATCATTTCGGCATCGTTAGCCTGACTTTCCACTTGTTTGAACACGCCTTCGATGACGCGCGTTTCGGCTTGTTCAAGTGCGGCTGTGATCGAGATGCGCTGCTCAACATCTATCGACAGTTGTTGTTTAGCTACCCAGCCATGCTGGTGCTTGAGGATTTCTAGCGCAGCTTTAGCGTCGCCATCGGCTGCGGCTTTGTGCAATATCGCTGATAACTCCATCTCGCCATCGGCTTTGCCTTTCTGTTCAGCATACTCCGCAATGGGATCTAACATGGTGAGCTGTCGATATTCGGTAGGGCGCATCCCAGCCGCTAAAGCTAATGTGTCGCCTTTGAGTCCTAACTTGGCAGCGTCGTAGATGCGTTGCAGTCTAGCCTCGGTAGCCTCTAGCTTGCGTGGCTCATACACATAGGAATGAAAGTTATCAAACATGGTGGAATATTAGCATATATCTTTGAGTTTTTTTAAAAAAATAAAAAGTTTGAGCAAACGCTCCGCCGCCATAGGGCCGTTCGGCTCGGCCCTACCCCCCCCCATGCAAAAAGTTTTTGGCCGCCAGCTAGCAGGCGAAAACCGAAAAGCCAGCAAATATAAGGCTTTGCGGGTAGCATAGGCTTGTAAGCTTGTAAGTATAAGGCTTTGCGGGTAGTGGGCGCAAGGCGTGACATAACATGATCATGCGACCAAGGCGCAGCTTGGTAAAACACCAGGCGGCCAATACGTCACATTGTCAAATTGTCACTCGAAAATATTTAGTGCTTAGGCTCGCAGCTTTAAGCTGCTAGCTCTAATCTTATGGGTCACATTGTCATTTGACAATTTGACATATAAACTAGTTTAGTGCGTGGGCGTGGGAATTTTGACGCCAGCATAGAGCGGCGGGATTATAGGTCAAATTGCCAAATTGTCATGTCTGTTTACAGAGCTACAATAGTAACCCTATATTTATCAATTTTAATCTACTTAAATATATCTAATAAAATGACAATTTGACATATAAAAGCCCCTAAGCTTTATCCCGATTGGCCGCGCCAATTGTCATTTGGCCATTGTCATTTGACAATTTGAGACAATATTTTGACAATTTTTTACTTTTCTGTTGTATTTGTAACTAAATTTGTTGCAATAGTTAAAATTATGCGATAAACTAAACGGGCAGTACGCAACAAAAAACAAGTAAAGGAAAACAAAATGTTAAACAAATTACACAGAAAAGCATTTAGGGAAGCGCTTAGGAATGATGTTCCATTCTCATATTTTGCGCCGCATGATCGTAAGGTAATTCGTCATAACAAGGCCATTGTTGAAGCTATCGCTTCCCGCCGCCAATTCTCATATGCGGATACTAAAGCGCATATTAAATTTAACTAAACAATACGCCAGGCCGCAGCGCCTGGCATCACTAAACTAAAGGAAAATAGAAAATGACTAATTTAACAGAACAGCAACAAAACGAAATAAAAATGTTTGGAATGACTGAGCAGCTCTTGAATACTATGATCCAGTCGCGCGCTAAGCATACAAGCCCGCTTATTACCGCAGCTGGAATGTGCAGCGATATTCAAGAGCAAATCGAATACGCCGACGGAATTGCAACTAAAGAGCGCGAGCGTATGCGCCAGGCTTTAAACCGCGTCAAATTCGTGATATTTGAATATCTTGATACTATTGAAACCCGCGTATAAAACTAACCCGCCAAGCCTTGCGCCTGGCATCTTAAAAGGAAAACATTATGCAAATCGATAAAATAATTAGCTTTAATACTGGCCGCCAATACAGTGATAAGGGGCAGCGTATCGCAGCTGCGGTACACAATGGCATCGTTATTATGGTTGATATTGATCGTGGCCTGGACTATGCGCTGCCAGCTGCGGCCTTAGATCGTAATTCAATTATGGCGGCGTATGATAATCCAGAGCTGCATACTTATGTTAGCTCTGCATTTGACAATAATTTCCAATTAGAACGTGAATTTCTTAAAGAATTAAAGGATCATGCTAGCTCATTCCCTGGCTGTTTATTACCAGGTAAAGGAAACTAAACCATGCAAACTACTGAAATTAAGAATTTAACTAAACTAAAAGAAAAGTATTTTATGCGCCGCCTGGAGGGTAAAACCGTCTACCTGGTAAATCATTACGAGCGCAGCAGCAAAAAATACAGCGTATCGCCTGTTGACGATATCAACAAAGAATTATTTATACCAGGCAGCAAAAAAGTGTTTATCGGCTTTACTTATTAATCTAACCTATAGGAAACTAAAAAATGCAATTTACAATTAAACAATCGCAGCTCAAGGCCATGATCAACCTAGCAGCCAAGCAAGATATTAGATTTTATCTTTGTGGTGTATTCGTAGAATTTAACCAAACTACTACCCGCCTGGTCGCAACTTGCGGCCATAAACTTGGTGTTTTAAATCATTCGAGCGATGATAATCAAGGCGCAGGCTCGCTGATTATTCCAAGGGAAGTAATCGAAAATCTACCTAAAACGGGCAAATTTGATCCCGAGCTAACAATAACAAAATGTCCTATTAATCATGCGAGCTGGACTATCGTAATACCAGGCGGCACGCAAATAGTATTCCAGCAAATTGACGGAAAATTCCCTGATTACCGCAGGGTTTGTAATTTTAAAACAAGCGGCGAGGCGGCTAGCTTTAATTATGAGTACATGGTCCAATTTTTAAAAGTTCAACACGCCCTAGGCGGGAGTAAAACTAATACTGTGAATTTATACCAAAATGGCACAAGCGGCGCTTTGGTCACTCTAGCTGGCGTGGATAATTTTGCTGGCGTGATCATGCCAATACGATCCGATGCGGTAAACCAAGCTGGCGCCATGATGGATAATGAGCTATTAAAGTTATTACCCGATACAAGCGCAGGCGATACCGCAGCAGCAGCAGCTTAGTGTTATCTTATAAGCGCTTAAATTCTAGGCGCTTATAGGGCTAACATTTGGCCAATAAACTAAACTAATCTAATCGAAGGGATCCAAAATGTACCAAACTGTTAATTTTACGGATTTTCACAATGCTTTTAAGCAGCTGCGGCCTAATAATTTTTCCTATGATGGCCTACAGGCCTTATTCGAATACTGCGAAGATTATGAGCGCGACAGCGGCGATCCGCAGGAATTGGACGTCATCGCACTATGCTGCGACGTGACAGAAGATAAACCCCTAAGCATCGCCCTGGGATATCGTATTGATCTAAGCGCGGTAGACTTAGGCGACGATCCCGCGATCCGCGCCCTGGTGTTGGATCACCTGCAGGATCATACTACCGTCGTAGGTGAAACTGCGGATTCTATTTTATTTGTAAACTATTAAGGGTTAAAACATGAAAACGTACACAAATTACGAGGATATACCAAACAATCAAGTATATTTAGGATCAGAAAACGGCGACGGTAGTATGTTCGAAGAATTAGATAATTTAATTCGAGAGGCGATTAACCCTGTACGCTTAAAAGAAGATAACGGTAATTATTCTTATTTTGATTTAATTTAGGGGAAAACAGTAAAACATTTTTAGACTATCTTTTAGGCGGCCTTTTCATGGCCGCGCTTGGCCATGGCCTGGCTCTTATTTATATCTACCGTACGGGAGGTTTTTAACCATGTATATCGTACGGTACACGATCCAGGGCGAGGATTACTCAATTAGATTTAATGATAAAACAAGCGCGCAGCTATTCGCGGCGCGTTATAACGGGAAAATAAGCACATGATATTTATTTTAATTGGCCTTGTATTGGCCGGCATCGTGGCGTATTGGTTAGATCTTTAGCTAATCAATAACCCGCAGCCCCTAGTTAACCCCTAGGGGCTTTTTTTTGCCTGGCGCCAGCTGCCGACCAGCTGCCGACCAGCTGCCGACCAGCTGCCGACCAGCTGCCGGCCGGCGCTCAACGCCCACGCCATGCGCGGGGGCCACTTCATTTTAAATCTTGCAGGCAAACGCTCCCGTTTTTTGTAGGGCAACGCTCCCGTTTTTTGCAGGCAAACGCTCTCATTTTTTGCAGGAAAACGCTCCCGTTTTTTGGTTCATTTTGTTTGGACTTTCTGAGGCATAGGCAAGTCCTCAACTGCACGCCTTAGCTCAGATTTACTCAACACGTGCGCTACTTCAGGCGCAGCGTAGATATGCTTCTTACTCTTGAAGTCTGCGCTAGCTAACCGCCCACAATCTATCCACCCAGCTTCCTTCAATGCGTGTAACAAAGCTGCTTGCGGTACTTTGACGTTACTAGGCGCTAATCCTGCTAAACGATCACAGAGCGCATGAAAAGGCGAACCAATCACGCCACGGGCAAACTCACTAGTACGACTCTTTAGCATTTCAACTAAATAACTCTCCGCCATGCTCATGCCATGCTCAACCAAATTAGCCTTAAACTCTGTCCTCGCTGGCGCTGCGGCAGGGTTAAACTTAGTCACGTCACGGGCGTGCAACCATGCAGCAATAGATTCAAACCCACCCTTGCGATACCACGCCCACAACGCCTGCGCTACTTTGGCGTCCATCCTAGCTGCTGCTGACCATACACAAAACCAACGTCTATCCTGCGACGCTAACGAAATAGGTACGGGATCATTTGAGAACGCAAGAACAAACAGTCTATTGGCCATCTGGTATGGGTGCAAACCCTTACGGTTGATGGGCAACATTTCAGGCGGCGCTGCTATGATGGGCTTTAACTGATTGGCCAACTGCCTACGGGCGGCAGCGTCTGGTTCTTTTAGTTCGTTAATCAATAGAATCTCAGACTCAAGCTGATAGCCCCATTGGCTATTAATCGAGTTGTTATCCATGATCCCACGGTTTTTGAGGTGACTACCGCATACAGCCCAAATGAACGGCGCCCACATCGTATCTTTACCGCTGCCCTCATCGCCGCCATGCAATACGGCATGGTTAATCTTTACTTGCGGGTTTTGTACTTTACAGGCCATGATGTCGAGCAAGTGTTCTAACTCGGCAGGCTCAGGCACTAATGCGCGGCAATGATCTAGCCAGGGCGCTATTGTCGATTCGGACACGGCCACGCCTGACACATCAGGCCGAGCGTCACGCCAACGGTTGCCGTACAAGTCGCCGTCACGGGCGACAAGCACAGTCTCACCCGCCGCGTAGGTAATGCCCACGAGCGCCTTAGCGCCCATCGTTTGTCTGTTCTGGTCAAAGCAGATAGACGCCTCAACCTTGGTGGTAGGCGCATGGATTGACATACACTTGATGTGACGGAATAGCGCATTGAAAGTCTGTCTCGACACCTCACGACGGTCTTGCATATCAAAATAAGACTCATCGTCCTGCACATACGCAAAACGCTCATACCACTTGGACTTCTCGACACGGCCTAACTCTTTGCGCTCGACCTCGGCGATCTTAGCGTCAGCGTCATCGGTAAACATATCGGACGGCGTGATCTTGGCGAGCGCTACAGTCATCGCCTCGGCGATCAGTTGATCACGCAGGCCATGAGTAACTTTAGGGCCACCATTAGCAGCAACCCAATCGAGAAATGTTTGGCTGCCGAAATCGACACAATGCGAGTGCAAGCAACAATAAGAACGATCTAGGGGTTTGTACCGACCTTCGGGGTTGCCATCGGTGTGTTCGGCATTGTTAGGGCAAGTAACTGATAACCACCCTTCGCCATTGATCTTCGACAAAACCATGCCTTGATCATTCATCCATGCTAACACATCGTCGCCGCCATTGTCGGCTAATCTGATTGGCGCGTAGTGATTCGTATCAGCAGGCGCAGGCGTTACATTGAGTGCCGTACAGATATCGTCTAATGTAAAGTCACGCTCAGGATGGAACTCCACGAGCCGAGCTTTAAAGTTATCCCGCCCAGGCTTCAGGTTAATCGAGTCTGGCAGACGCACGTTACGGACTGCATTAGTAGCGCCTGCATCGGTGTAACCTGCGGTTGCAATCGCCTTGACTGCTGCCGTGAACTCACCCTTCGTGGGTTGATCAGAGAAAGCATAGCCATATTGAAAATTATCAGGCGATGTCTCAAGAATCCATGTCGGTGCAAGGGGTGGTATTTTCGACTTGGTGCCGATGTCATCTAGCATCATAAATAGCACAAAATCGCAGTTGGTTGCGGACGCTGATATGCGCCCATCTTCGAAGCGGTCTATGATAAACGACGC